AAAACAACAACAAAAGTAAAAGTAAATACCATGAATATAACAACACCAAAAGGAATCGCAATCTACCCACGCATCAAAGAACCTGACACCAAGTTCAATGCTGATGGAGTTTACAGTGCCAAGATCCACGTGTCTGAGGGCGAGTTCAACGCATTCAAATCACAAATCGACAAGTGGTTCGAAGGCGCATACAAGACCCTGTGTGAAGAGAACGGAAACAAGAAGCTGCGTAAGTCGCTCACTTGCCCGTTGTCCATCACTGACGAAGGAGACTACCAGATCTTCGCCAAGCAGACCGCTCGCAAGCAGACCAAGAAAGGCGAGCTTACGTTCACCATCGCTGTGTTCGATTCTAAGGGCGTTAAGATGCCTGAAGCACCGAACGTCGGCTCTGGATCTACCTTGAAGCTTGCCGTTGAACCATACGCTTGGTTTTCCCCAACGGTCGGCGCAGGTTACACCCTACGTCTCAAGGCAGTTCAAGTCATCGAGCTTGTTGAATACGGTAGCCAAGCCAACGATAACTTTGGTTTCTCTTCGGAAGCCAACGGTTACGTCAGTGACGGCGAGTCGTTCAATCAAGCGTTCAAAGATGACGACAACGAAAACGGTAATGCGGTTCCGTTCTAACTTTGAAAAAACCATAGCCCTCTCCCTTGAACGGGAGGGGGTTCCCTTTGGCTACGAAAGCCGACACCTAAAATACTGTAAAGAACACACCTACACGCCCGACTTCGTCCTTACCAACGGCATCATCATTGAAGCCAAGGGAAGATTTCTGGCAAGCGACAGAACGAAACACCTTCTGGTTCGCAAATACAACCCAGAGTTAGACATCAGGTTCCTGTTCATGAACGCACGGAACCGTCTATCTTCTCGATCAAGGACGACCTATGCTGAGTGGTGCGATAAGCACGGCTTCATCTGGGCGCAAACAACCATACCGAAAGAATGGCTTTTATAAAAACACACATCCCCTGCAACAATTGCGGAAGCTCTAATGCAGCAGCGGAAAACGAAGATGGATCGGTCTATTGTTTCTCCTGTGGAGAGCTAGACCTTTCATCAGTAGACAACACCAACAAACGCATACACATGAACACAACACCACAAACGGGTGGAGCTTTCCTTAGCGGGAAGGTCTTACCACTAGATGCTAGAAAGATTAACGCCGAGACCTGCCAGAAGTTTGGCTACAAGGTCGGAGAGCAATACGGGAAGATATGCCACATCGCAGAATACAGGGACGTTGAGGGAAACCTGACAGCCCAGAAGCTACGCTTTGCTGACAAGGAGTTTTCCTGTATCGGAGTCCCCACGACCTTCTACGGTCAGCACCTGTTCCCCAACGGCGGACGTAAGTTGACCGTTACAGAAGGCGAGATCGATGCCCTGAGTTTATCACAGGTCTTCGGTAACAAGTGGGCAGTCGTATCCCTACCTACAGGAGCCAGTGGAGCCAAGAACGTATTCAAGAAGAACCTTGAGTGGCTCCAGAAATTTGAGGAGGTGATCCTTATGTTCGATGAAGACGCTGCTGGTCGCAAAGCCGTGGAACAAGTCTCATCGATCCTACCTGTTGGTAAGTGCAAGGTAGCCCGTCTCCCGCTCAAGGATGCCAACGAGATGTTGATGCAGGGGAAAACCGAGGAGCTTGTCAGGGCTTTCTGGGATGCCAAGATCTGGAGACCCGACGACATCGTTGAGGGCAGCGAGGTATACGAACGCCTGTTGAATCCTAAGAACACCGAGAGCATCCCCTATCCATTCCAAGGTCTCAACGAGAAGACTCGCGGGATGCGTAAGGGTGAGATCGTTACGGTCTGTGCTGGTAGTGGTATAGGTAAGTCACAACTGTGTCGTGTTATTGCTCACAACCTAATCAGGAACACCGATAAGCGAATCGGCTACATCGCCCTTGAGGAATCCATAGAGCGCACAGCAAGTGGCATCGTGGGTCTTGAGATGGGTTGCCTGTTGCACCTTGCTGGTGAGTTGAAGGAAAGCGATAAGCTCAAGCAAGCCTTCGATGCCACAGTGGGATCTGGAAGGTTCTTCCTTTACGACCACTGGGGTTCCCTAGATTCCGATAACCTCCTTGGTCACATCCGATACATGGCGAAAGCTCTTGATGTGGACTACATAGTTCTTGATCACCTTTCCATTGTGGTCTCTGGACTTGGCGATGGTGACGAACGGCGGATGATTGACAACACCATGACCAAGCTGCGCTCCCTTGTTGAGGAGTGTAACATAGGCATGATTGTTGTTAGCCACCTGAAACGACCTGAGGGCAAGGGTCACGAAGACGGCGCAGCTACTTCCTTGGCGCACCTACGAGGCTCTGCGGCTATCGCTCAGTTGTCTGACATCGTGTTAGGCTTGGAGCGTAACCAGCAAGACCCTGAGAATCGCAACGTGACAGCCCTAAGGGTTCTCAAGAATCGCTTCACGGGTGAGACGGGGTTGTGTTCGCATCTGCAATACGACAAGACCACAGGACGCATGAGCGAGATAATGCTTGATGATGCCTCTGTGGACGACAACAATGACGACACAACCAACCCCTTCTAAGTATGAAAACGCTATTCTTTGATATTGAGACAGACGCTATCGATCACTTCCAAACCCTTAAAGGTTTAAAGAGTGTCCACGTGTTGTCGATCTACGATCAGCAAGCTGACCAGATGAAATCCTTTAGTTCCCAAATGGGTAACATCAAGGAGGGCTTAGACCTGTTGGCTACTGCGGATTACATCTGCGGTCACAACGCCATTAAGTTCGACGCACCAGCCCTTGAGAAGCTTTACGGGTTCACCCACAAGGGTGTCCTTGATACGCTTGTCATGGCTATGTGTATCTATCCTGATACCAAGTCCGACGACTTCAACAGGCAGGACTTCCCCAAGGATCTGATCGGTCGTAACTCCTTGAAGGCGTGGGGCTATCGGATCGGTGAATACAAGGGAGACTTTGGGGCAACCACAGATTGGTCGGCGTGGTCTAAGGAGATGCAGGACTACTGCGAGCAAGATGTCAGGGTAACCGCCAAGTTGTTCACTCACCTCACCAAGAACAAACCCGCAAGTAAGATGTTGTTCCTTGAGCATGACTTTGCGAAGTTGATGCAGAAACAGGAAGCCAACGGATGGGTGTTCAACGTAAAGAAAGCCGAGGAACTCACGGCTAACCTAATGGCAGCACGTGGGTTGCTTCAACAGCAGCTACAGGAAGCCTTCCCGCCAACCGTTGAGGAGATGAAGTCTTCGCTGGGATGGGAAGCCAACGGCATCCAAGCAGCAACCAAGAAGGAGCTTGGAGCTTTGCTTAAGGCTGCTGGATCTATACCTAAGGAAGTCTCAGCGTTTCTTAAAGGAGCTACCAAGCTGGACAACAAAAAGAAAGAAGTCTTGTTCAACCCTAACAGCCGTGACCAGATATCACAACGCCTTATGGATCTTGGGTGGAAGCCTAAGTCATTCGAAGGTAAGCGACCAGCGATCAACGAGCCAGTCCTGCGTGACGTAGGGTTGCCCCAAGCTGACCTGTTGTGTGAATACCTGTTGCTTGCCAAACGGTTGGCGCAGGTAGCCGAGGGTAAACAAGCGTGGCTTAACCTAGAACTCAACGGACGCATCCACGGCGAGGTGGTTACCAACGGAGCCATCAGCGGACGCTGCACCCACAGGAACCCTAACATCGCTCAGGTTCCCGCAGGTCGTGCGCCGTATGGACATGAGTGCCGCAGTTGCTTTGAGGCTCCTAAGGGCAAAGTCCTTGTCGGTGCTGACGCTGCTGGTCTTGAGCTTCGCTGCCTTGCTCACTATCTCTATCAATGGGACAACGGCGCGTATTCCAAGGCGATCCTTGATGGAGATATCCACACGGCTAACCAGAAGGCTGCTGGACTACAGACCCGCGACCAAGCCAAGACGTTCATCTATGCGTTCCTTTACGGCGCAGGGGACGCTAAGATTGGGTCTATTGTAGGTGGATCTTCCCGCGAAGGTAAGCAGCTTAAGGCTGACTTCATGCGCCGAATCCCAGCTATCGGTAAGCTCAACGAAACCGTCCAGCAACAGGTGCAACGAACCAACATCCTTCAAGGTCTCGATGGTCGTAAGCTGCCGTGTCGTTCTCCACACAGTGCCTTGAATTTGTTGTTGCAATCAGCAGGAGCAATCCTTATGAAACAATCCCTTGTTACCTTTTCAAGGAACGCTCCACACCCATATGAACTACACGGCAACATCCACGACGAGGTTCAGTTCTCCTGCTTACCAGAACACGCAGATGATCTTGGGAAAGCCTTTGTCCATTCACTTAAACGAGCAGGAGAGATCCTTGGGTTTAAATGCCCTGTGGATGGTGAATACAAAGTAGGAAACAACTGGTCAGAAACTCACTAATAAAACTATACATGAAAGCACTAATCGACGGCGACATGATCCTTTACAAAGCTTGCTTCTCAGCCGAGAAGGAAGTTCGTTGGGACGACGATATCTTTACAGTCCACTGCGACTTCAACGAACTCAAGAGTTCCTTTATCAGTTTGATAGATTACCTTGAGGAGGAGCTTAATTCGTCAGAAACTATCATAGCTTTTTCTGACAGGGTTACCTTCCGTCACCAGATGTATCCCCTGTATAAAGCCAACAGGCAGGGCAAGAGGTCACCCTTAGGACTTGGAGATCTTCGTGAGTGGGTCTGCGAGAACTATGAGACAGTATTCTGGCACAACATGGAAGCCGACGATGTCCTAGGTATCATGGGTTCCATGGATCAGAAGGGGTCAATCATCGTCAGTGCCGACAAGGACTTTGAGACGGTTCCGTGCCAGTGGTTTAACTTCCTTAGGGGTGAGCTGCGAACCATCACACCCGAACACGCTCGTAAGTTCCACCTGTTGCAGACCCTTATGGGAGACGCTACGGACAACTACCAAGGCATCAAGGGTGTCGGCATCAAGACCGCAGAGAAGATGTTGGAGAAGGATGGCTACACATGGGACACCGTGGTAGCTTGTTATGAAAAGGCTGGACTCACCGAAGATGATGCCCTAATGAATGCACGACTAGCTTACATCTTGCAACACCAAGACGTAGACCACACAACCAAAACAATAAAACAACTATGGACACCCTCGCAAAAGAACTAGTAAAAGCTTATGTAGCAAAGAACAACCTACCAGACTCAGGGGAACGCTCTGAGTTCCAAACAGGTGCTGTAAGGGATGCCTCACAAGGCAAGGGGATTCCTTCAGCGATTCCTCCACGCGCCCTTATTCGTTTAGCAAAACGCTTTGAAGACGGTGCAGCGAAGTATAAGCGGGACAACTGGAAACAAGGGATTCCCGTGAGTCGCTACATCGATAGCCTGTATCGCCACCTGTGGGCTTTCATGGAGGGAGACAATACCGAGGATCACCTTGGGGCTATCATTTGGAACGCCGTGTGTCTCAGTGAGACCGTGGACATGATCGACAATCAGGAGCTTACCTGCGATTTATACGACATCTAGTTCACTATTAGGAATAAACATGGATAACTACCTGCAATTTCCAACGATTTCCCAGAGTCTTATCAAGGCTCTTGAGGAAAGGTTCCCCCAAAAGGATTACGATCCTTCGTATAATCACAGGGAGATCGACTACTATTCGGGTGCGCGAAGTGTTGTTAGGTTCCTTAAGGATGTATACGAGGAACAGAACGAAAACATTCTCTCAACAACCCCTATCAAATAACAACAACTAAAATATGTGTTTCTCCTCTCCCAAGATGCCAGCCCCTGCACCAACTCCGCAGCCGCCACCACCGCCGACAGCAATTGCTGAAACGGTTCAACCCACTTCGATGGATACCCAAGCTAAAAAACGAACAGCAGGTATCTCTTCGCTGATTATTCGTCGCCCTACGGTTTCCACAGGAAGCTCTGGCACAGGCTCAAGCGTTAACTACTAAGAAAATATGGCTACATTTAACTACTCAAATTCATTTGTATTTGCAGACCTTACCGCAGGTGCGCTTAACGTGAACGTTGTTGGCAATGGTAAACCTTCGGGTTTCCTTGTCGCTGGAACATTCGCAGGTGCAACAGTCAAGCTTCAGCAGCTTATAGGTGCTACCTATGTTGACCTAGGACCCGAAACGACCCTTACCGCTAACGGTGGTGGATTGTTTGTCACTCCTGTGGGAACTCTGCGTATCGCTATCTCAGGTGGCACGGCAGGTTTCTCTGTGACTGTTGTTATCAAACCAATCGAACTTTAAGAGGATGGCAAGAAGGAAGCTCACCCAGAAACTTACAGGTTTCCCTATGTTTCAAACGCAAACAAATAGGTTTACCTTTCCGTTGACTCACAGTTTTACCAAAGACTTCGTGGGTCTCGATGGGCTTTCCCTTGACCTTCAGTTCGCCACCGACAAGACCCTCACGGCTCGCAAAGGTCCCACACCTACGTTCACGCGAGCATCTAGCGGAACGTTCGTTAATGCTAACGGTATCGTTGTTGGTAAAACAGCAGGCACTACTAGCAGCATCACACCAAGCACCACCACTATCGGTTCAGAAGTGACTGTGACTGTGGCATCTGGCTCAGTGGTAGGTTGGGTGGTGGGACAAGCAATCTCGCTTGTTGTTGATACGGATGCTGACGATCAACCTGACACTAACGAGCTATGGCTTTTGGGTAGTATAATAAGCACTACACCGACTACGCTAACATTTACGGTTACATCACGC